TAAAGAAGTAGGAGACGCTAAAGTCTATGCTCCTCCCCATACAATGAAGGGTAAGACAATCTCTGCTAAAGGGCTAACTTCCAAAGGTATGACTGGCGCACAAGAAATGGCTACTACGGATATTTCTGTTGGTGGGATTAGTAAGTTTAAAGGTAAACCTATAAACCAATATGGCAAGATCGAGATGCGTGGTGCTGGTGCAGCAACCAAAGGTCGTATGTCTAGCGGGAAGATGGGATGAATTACACGCAGTTAACGTCCGCTATTAAAGGCTTTGCTGAGAATGACTTCCCAGCAACAGTTGGGTCGTTTACATCTGCCGAGCAGATTGCTAGGTTTGTACAGTTGGCGGAGCAACGCATCTATAACATGGTGCAGTTACCTGCTATCCGCAAGAACGTTACGGGTACTATGACTGTAGGAAATAAGTACTTATCGACTCCTTCAGACTGGCTATCAACCTTTAGTCTTGCGGTGATTAATGCGGCAAATGAGTATCACTACTTATTGAATAAAGACGTTAACTTTATCCGTGAGTCCTATCCTGATACAGATTCAGCGTTTTTTGGAAAACCTGAGTATTACGCTGTTTTTGACGACAATACCTTTATTCTAGGACCTACCCCAGACGCTACTTACAATTCAGAGCTTCATTATTTTTACTATCCAACGTCAATTGTGACCGCAGGGACGTCTTGGTTAGGGACAAACTTTGACTCTGCTCTTCTGTATGGGGCATTGCTAGAAGCAGCTTTATTTATGAAAACAGACGCTGATACTATGACAATGTATAAAGCCCGCTATGACGATGCAATGGCAGAACTTAAACAATTAGGCGATGGTAAGAACCGTCAAGACGCCTACAGAAGTGGACAAGTAAGGTATCCAGTTAGATGATTAACAAAGTTCCAGATTTATCAGGTAAAAGTATTGCTATTGTGGCAATGGGTAAATCCCACAGTCAGTTCATCCTAGCCAAAACCCATTCTCAGCCAATTGATGAAGTATGGGCAATTAATGCTATGGCAGGGGTCATTTACCACGACCGAGTCTTTATGATGGATCCAGCCAGCCGATTCCTAGATAGTGATGATGCAGGCACTCAAACGGGACTTATGCGGTCGGTACTAGAGAAACACACAGGACCAATCTATACTTGTGAATTAGATCCCCGTTGTCCTGGATTAGTAGAGTTTCCCTTAGATGAAGTAATGAATGCTTGCGGGACGGGATACTTTAACAACACCGTAGCCTTTGCTATTGGCTATGCAATTGCTGCCAAAGTAGGACAAATTCACCTGTATGGGATTGATTTTTCTTACAAAAACGTAGTCCACTTTGCCGAGGCAGGTAGGGCGTGTTGCGAGTTTTTACTGGCAAAAGCAATGGAACGGGGCATTAAGGTTGGTATAGCTCAAGGATCATGCCTGTTAGACACCAGCGAGCCGACTATTAGTAAGCTGTACGGCTACCACCGCCTTAGTGATCCGTTGGTCGTAGGGCTAGAAAACGAACGGTTTGTGGCTAAAAAGTACTCTGAAATTAAAGATACGGTAAAAGACGAGGTGGAATACAACCCACCAGAAGCAAAGAGGACATAAATGTTTGAAATTAAAACTGGCGATATTATCAGCCCTCTCGTAAAAACAAGTAATTATGGCGGTTTACCGCTTGAAGAATTGACAGAACTCTGCGTAAATAGGATCATTGGGGTATCAGAAACTGCCCCGCCCGAAATTCGGGAGCAAGCAAAGTATTTCAGAGAGGCATTAGAGCGTACAATCTCTGAATATTTGAGTCGTGCAGCGCAGTCCGAAAGGGCTAGTTGCATTCAAGTTTGTGTACAAGGCGGTGAAGTTGAGGCTGCCAATTTATTAAGGAGAATTTAAATGGCTTTTACAGGTAACTTCATGCCAACCTCTTTTAAGGTTCAAATCTTACAAGGCGTGCATAACTTTTCAACTGGCTCTGGTCAGACTTTTAAACTAGCTTTGTATAACAACAGTGCTTCATTTACTGCTGCTACCACGGCTTATACAACCACTAACGAAGTAACAGCCTCAGGTTCATATGTTGCAGGTGGCGGAACATTAACCAAAGTAACTCCAACGTCTTCTGGAACTACAGCGCTTACCGACTTTGCGGACTTATCGTTTACCACTGCGACCATTACAGCATTTGGCGCTTTGATTTATAACGACACCGCAACAGGTAATCCAGCCGTAGCTGTTCTAGACTTTGGTGGTTCTAAGGCTTCGACTGCAGGTACGTTTACGATTGTGTTCCCAGCGGCTACTGCGACTGGTGCAATTATCCGCATCGCTTAAGGTTAATGCGGTGTGGCTGATGTATCCGTTTCTCTAGAAGGCTTTGGTCTTGATGGGTGGGGTGACTCACCTTGGGGATTTGGGAGTACTTCGCTTGTAGGAACTGGAGCTGTAGGAACAGTAGTAATAGCTGAAAATGTTAGCGTTAGCCTTACAGGTGTATCTGGTACAGGTAGCGTAAATGGTGTAACAGTTACAGGAACCTCAGTTTTAAGTCTTACAGGTGTTAGCGGTACAGGAGCGATAGGTCAAGCAGTAAAGCAAGACAACGTAGAAGTTTACCTTGAAGGTTGGGGTTACGATGGTTGGGGTGATACTGGCTGGGGTATAGGTAGTGCGGGAGTAGCTGGTACTGGGGCAGTAGGTTCAGTAGCCATTATTACAAGCGTAGAATTTAATGTTACAGGAGTATCAGGCACAGCAGCAGTTAGCGGTGTAACTGTAAACGCAGCGGCAAACACTCCAGTAACAGGACTAGTAGCAACAGGAAGTATTGGCGGAGTTCAAGTCACAGGCACAGGCGTAATAGATTTAACAGGTGTTAGTGGCACGGGACAAATAGGTCAAGCAGCGGTTCAAGAAGGTGTAGCTGTATTTATTGTAGGTGTTGGAGGCACAGGTTCTTTAGGGGTTGTAAGTTTAGTAATAGATTCAAATATAGTTGTATCAGGAGTAAACGGAACAGGCTCAGTAGGTTCTGTCACAGTAGAAGCTGGAGCAAATGCATTAGTTACTGGGGTTTCTGGTTCTGGGCAAGTAGATTCTGTCACTGTTATTGGCACTGCAGTAGTAGATGTAACGGGTGTTAGTGGTACTGGACAAATTAATAATGTAGCCATAACAGGCACGGCAAATGTACCTGTAACGGGTCTTCAAGCCACAGGATTTATTGGTACAGTTTTTGCACAAGGTGACGCAGTAGTAAATGTTATAGGAGTAGCAGGAACAGTTGGACAGGGTTCAGTAGATGTAAATGCTGCCGCTAATGTTCCAGTAACAGGATTAAGTGCTACAGGGTCTATAGGAACTGTAAGTTTTATAACGGATGCAAATGTAGCCGTAACAGGTGTAGCAGGCACAGTAGGGCAAGGACAAGTAACGGTAAATGCAGCAGCGAATGTCCCAGTAACAGGGCTTCAGGCAATTGGATCAATTGGTCAGGTAACAGTAAATGCAGCAGCAAATGTAAGTGTTACAGGTGTACAGTCAGTAGGGCAGGTTGGAACGGTATCTTTCTGGTTAGAAATTGATACTAGCCAAACCCCGAACTGGGTTGAAATAGCAGCATAAAATATATATTATTTAGGTAAGGATAAATTATGGCATCTTCATATAGTGATCTTAAAATAGAGCTGATTGGTACAGGTGACCAGACAGGTACATGGGGAACCACGACCAATAACAACTTCTCTATCGCAATTAGCGAAGCTATCACAGGGTCTGCGGATGTCGCCTTTTCTAGTTCGGACGTTACAGTTACCCTTACGGATAGCAATGGCGCTCAAACAGCTCGTAATCTACGACTAAACCTTACAGGTACTTCTGGCGGGGCAAGGAACTTAGTTCTTGGTTCAGGTTGCCAGATTGAAAAGCTGTACCTTATTAACAACGGGTTAGCAGATGCCGTTACGGTAAAGAACACGTCAGGTTCAGGCATTGCAGTCCCTGCTGGTAAGTCAATGTTTGTCTATAACAACGCAACTAACGTAGTTGAAGTTATTACACATTTAAATTCACCAACTATTAGTTCGCCCACTTTAACTACTCCTGCGCTTGGTACACCAGCTTCTGGAAATCTTAATTCTTGTACAGCCGATGGTACAAATCCAGTTGGCTACCGTAATATTCCAGCCGTAGGTGCTAAAACAACAGCTTATACACTCACAGCCGCAGATGTAGGTAAGTTTGTTGAGTTAGGAACTGGAGGCTCAATTGTAGTTCCAGCTTCAGTTTTTGCTGCTGGCGATGCTATTAGCATATTTAACAATACAACAGGGTCTATTTCTTGCACTTGTTCGGCTGTTACAAACTTTTATAAAGGCGGCACAGACTCAGACATCA